AAATGAAGAACCCGAAGATAAAATCCTGTTTGAGCCAAATCCCGGCCCTCAAACGGATTTTCTTGCCGCACCTGAGCGCGAAGTCTTATATGGCGGCGCAGCCGGAGGCGGCAAGTCTTATGCTTTGATTATTGACCCGTTGCGCTATTGCAACAATAAAAACTTTAACGCGCTAATTCTACGTAGAACAAATGATGAATTACGTGAGTTGATACACAAAAGTCAAGAAATGTACCCGAATGCTTATCCGGGTGCGAAATGGATGGAAAAGAAAAGTCAATGGGTTTTTCCTTCCGGTGCCAGAATATGGATGACCTACCTAGAACAGGATAAAGATGTCCTACGTTACCAAGGTCAGGCATTTACGTATATTGGCATAGATGAGCTAACACAGTACGCTACACCTTATGCTTGGGATTATTTACGCTCGCGTCTTAGAACAGCAGACCCTTCGCTACCAGTCTTCATGCGAGCGACAACGAACCCTGGCGGACCTGGACATGCTTGGGTTAAGAAGATGTTCATCGACCCGTCCACCCCTGGAAGACCCTTTTGGGCGACGGATATCACCACCGGTGAAACCCTTATCTACCCAAGTCAGCATTCTAAAGCAGGCCAGCCTCTTTTTAACAGGCGTTTTGTGCCAGCTAGATTGTTGGATAACCCGTACTTGTACGAGGCCGGCGACTATGAAGCAATGTTGCTTTCGTTGCCCGAAGTACAGCGTAAGCAATTATTAGAAGGGTCTTGGGACATTGCTGAAGGCGCGGCGTTTTCGGAATTTGATAGGCGGGTACACGTTATTGACCCATTTGAAATACCGAACTCATGGAGAAAGTTCAGGGCTTGCGATTATGGCTACGCTTCTGCTTCTGGCGTTCTTTGGTTTACTGTAGACCCTACTAACGAAACACTAATTGTTTACAGGGAACTGTATGTAAGCAAAGTACCCGCTAAAGAGCTAGCCCATATGGTACTAAATGCTGAAGAAGGGGAATCCATACATTACGGTGTACTCGATTCATCACTTTGGCATAAGCGCGGAGATACAGGACCATCCCTTGCGGAACAAATGATTGTTGAAGGGTGTAGGTGGCGCCCATCCGACAGAAGCAGGGGTAGCCGTGTTGCAGGAAAGAACGAACTGCATAGACGCCTGCAGGTTGACGAGGAAAGCGGCAGAGCCGGCATTGAGATAATGAGTAATTGTACTAACTTAATTGCCCAATTGCCAACGCTTCCAATGGATAAAACTAACCCAGAAGATGTCAACACTAAAGTAGAAGACCACTTATATGATGCGTTACGATATGGTATTATGACGCGCCCCAAATCACGTTCTGTCTTTGATTTTTCTGGTGGACCACCAAATCAACGATGGCAGCCCGCTGATGCAACCTTTGGATATTAATTATGGCTGATGAAGAACACATTGAAGCACTAGTATTTGAACCAGTTTCTGGTTCTGAAGCACTTGCAGGTTATATTTCAGATAAATTTGAAAGTGTAGAATCTAGTCGTCAAGAAGAAGAAGAGCGTTGGTTAAATGCCTATCGCCAATATCGCGGCCTATACGGCACAGAAACACAATTCACGTCCACTGAGAAATCCAAAGTATTCATTAAAATTACTAAAACTAAAGTTTTAGCAGCATACGGTCAAATTATTGACGTTCTATTTGCAGGGCAAAGGTTTCCTTTAGGGGTTGACTCTACCATAGTTCCCGAAGGTGTTGAAGAAGCGGTACATTTTGACCCTAAAGATGATACGAATGCTATGGAAGAATTACAAAGCAAGTATGGCTTTCCGGGAGATGGGGCTGACTTGCCGCCTGGCGCCACAAGCCAGATGCTTGATGATATCCAATTAGGAGTGTTTTCGGAAGAACTTGGAGAATTGGGCGATAAGCTACGCGCAGGACCAGGTAAGACTGCAACATCTCAGACGTACAATCCTGCAGAAACTGCAGCCAAGCGCATGGAAAAGAAGATGCTTGACCAGCTAGAAGAGTCAAGTGCTTCTAAGCATCTGCGTCACACCGCATTTGAAATGGCCTTGTTTGGAACAGGTGTTCTGAAGGGGCCATTTGCATATGACAAAGAATACCCTAATTGGGATGAGGAAGGTAACTACTCACCAATTATTAAAACAGTGCCTAAAGTAGAAAATGTTTCCTTGTGGAACTTGTATCCTGATTCTGATGCAAAGAACATGGATGAGTGCGAATTTGTTATTCAACGTCATCGGTTAAGTTTTTCTGAATTACGTAACCTAAAAAAGCGTCCATACTTCCGTCATGATGCTATTGATTCTGCAGCTAGCATGGGAACTAATTACGTACGTAAATGGTGGGAATCAGACCTTGAGGACTACCGTAATACCTACAATGTAGACCGATTTGAGATATTTGAGTATTGGGGAAATATTGACAAAGACCAAGCTGAAGAAGCCGGCCTTGAAATACCTAGCGAACTTGACGACTTAGATACGTTGCAAGTAAATTGCTGGGTTTGCCATAATCAAGTCCTACGTCTTGTTATTAATCCTTTTACACCAAAGCGCATCCCGTACTTTGCCGCACCATACGAGTTAAATCCGTACTCATTCTTTGGTGTCGGCCTCGCTGAAAACATGACTGACACACAGGCATTGATGAATGGCTTTATGCGTATGGCTGTTGACAACGCCGTTCTGTCAGGCAATCTAATCTTTGAGATTGATGAAACTAACCTTGTTCCGGGCCAAGACCTAGAATTGTATCCGGGTAAGGTATTCCGCCGTCAAGGTGGAGCACCGGGTCAATCATTGTTTGGAACAAAGTATCCTAATGTATCCAGTGAAAATATGATGATGTTTGATAAGGCTAGACAGCTTGCTGACGATGCCACAGGTATTCCTTCATTCTCACACGGACAAACAGGCGTACAAGGAACCGGCAGAACTGCGGCAGGTATTTCCATGCTTATGGGCGCAGCTCAGATTAGCATTAAAGGCGTGGTTAAAAACATTGATGACTATTTGCTACAGCCGCTTGGTGAAGCATTCTATGCATTTAACATGCAGTTTGATTTTGACCCAGCCGTCCGTGGCGACTTAGAAATCAAAGCGCGTGGCACAGAAAGCCTTATGAAGAATGAAGTTCGTAGCCAGCGTCTGCTCCAACTTCTTCAAATTGCCGGCAATCCTAACCTAGCATCATTTGTTAAATTCCCTGTTGTATTGCGCGAGCTGGCACAGGCCATGGATTTGGATGCAGAAAAGTTAATCAATGATGAACGCGAAGCATTCCGTCAAGCGGAAATTATTAGAGCCGCTGGCGGTATGGCTGGCCCAGAAGAACAAGCTCAAGGCGTGAACCCAATGGATATGTCTGGGGGAGGCGGCGGTAACATCGGCATCGGTGGAGGTGCAGTTCCTGGCGAACAGGGCTTTAGTGCCGCTCCAGAACAAGCACCCCCTCCACAAGGTGGCCAAGATATGGGTGCGCAGTTAGCTAGCATTATGGGTGGACTTAAATGACCCCAGAAATAGCTAAGAAACTTTTACCCCTCGTTAATGTTAAGCGCAATCTTGATGCATTAGAAATGTATATGGAGTCTCGTATCACTGATATGCACCGTAATATGGAACAAGGAGATGATATGAAAGCTGTGTACCAAGCACAGGGTGCTATACAAGAACTACGCAGATTACGCACATTGCGTGATGAAGTTATATCTAAGGCGGCAGCATAAGATGAGTGATACAATTGGTAACAGACTAACACGTCAGGATGCAGTTCGCAAAGGTAAGGGCGAAATTAAAGATTATCAAGATGCAGGAATTTCTTCATTAGAAATGGCACCTATGTATCTAACTGGGACAGCCGACGCTGTCAATGATTCGTTATCTATATCGAGAGGAACAGCTAACAAGTTTGATTTTCAAGATGATGATAGAACTGAGGATACTTTACGGCATATTCTTTTGGGAGGTTTGGCTGCAGTAGGTGAAGAAGACAGCGTATTTGGCGCTAAGAATTTT